GTCGCCATGCTCAAACAGATGGCCGGAGGGCTGAGCCTCGTCAAGACCGCACAGACCGCATGGAGCACGGCCACGAAGATGGCGACCGCCGTGCAGGGCGCGTTCAACGCCGTCATAGCCGCCAACCCCATCGGCGCGATCGCCGTCGCCGTCGCGGCCGTCGTGGCCGCGCTCGCATGGTTCTTCACCCAGACCGAGGCCGGGCGCAAGGCATGGGCCGCGTTCACCTCATGGCTGTCCGAGACATGGGCCGCGCTCGTGGAGGGCGCTAAGGCGATATGGAACGGGCTCGGCGAATTCCTCGCCAATCTGTGGTCGGCGATCAGCGGCGGCATCACCAGCGCATGGACGTCGATCACCTCGTTCCTGTCCGGCGTCTGGAACGGCATCAGCACGACCGCCACGACGATATTCAACGGGATACGCGACTTCATCGTCAACGTGTTCACCGTCATCGGCGCGCTCATCGTCGCACCCTTGCAGGCGATCCAGAACGGCATCAACACCGTGTTCGGCTGGATACTCTCGTTCATCACCCAGCAGATGAACAGCACGAACACCGTATGGAGCACCGTATGGACGGCGATCTACAACGTCGTGTCCACGATCTTCGGGCTGATTAGCTCCTGCATCTCGACCGTGGTGAACGCGATCCGCACAGTTATCGTCGTGTTCCTCAGCTTCCTCAAGGGAGACTGGCAGGGCGCATGGGACGCGATCAAATCGTTCTTCACGACCACATGGGACGGCATCGTCGCGTTCCTCACGCCGATCATCAACGGCATCAAGACCACGATCGGCAACGTCCTCAACGCGATCCAGAGCGTGTGGGCGAGCATCTGGAACGCGATCAGCGGCGTGGTGTCCACCATCTGGAACGCGATCAGCGGCGTGGTGTCCACATGCATCCAGAATGTGCGCAACACCATCTCGACCGTCCTGAACGCCATCAGCGGCGTATGGACGAGCGTATGGAACCGCGTCAGCTCGTTCCTCGGAAACATCTGGCACGGCATCACATCGGCCGTGTCCAACGGCATCCAGAGCGTGAGCAACACCGTCGGCCGCATCAAAAGCACCGTGCTCGGCGCGGTCAGCGGCGCCGGCCGATGGCTGTACGACACCGGCCGTCAGGTCATCCAAGGCCTCATCAACGGCATCGGCGGAGCGTTCAAATGGGTCAAGGACACCATCGGCAATCTCGGCAAAAACCTCATCGGCTGGGCCAAGGGCGTGCTCGGCATCCACAGCCCGTCACGCATCTTCCGCGACGAAGTGGGCAAATGGATACCCGCCGGCATGGCCCAAGGCATCGACAAGGCCAGCGGCCTCGTCGCCGACAGCATCGACGGACTGACCGACATGGTCCCGACCGTGAGCCTGAAGACCGACGCCAGCCGGCTCGAAACCCCGCTCGCATACTCGGCCGTCGTCGGCAACGGCCGGATCGCCTACACGGTGGACGACCATACGGCCGAGTACGCGACCAAGCAGGACATCATCGACGCGATCGATCAGGCGCTCACGGCCGGGATCACGCTCAACCTGTCCGATCGGGGCGGCGAGGTCATGGCCGGCAAGCTCGCCAAACCCATGAGCTACGAACTCAACAGCCTCGCCATGAGAGGCCGTTAAAACCAGAGAGGAGAGCATATGCTCTACCAGCGACGCATGCGCCTGCCGCATGTCGAGGACCCCACGCTCAACGGCACGCCGCTGGAACGCATGATGCTCTCCCTGACCTCCGCCGGCATCGCGATCGACAAGGCCGCGCCGACGGTGAGCATGCAGGACATGCCCGGCCGCGACGGCCGGCTCGACCTGACCCTCACCGACCCGACCGGGGCCGCATACATGGGCAACCGCACCATCACGCTCAACCTGTACGCCATCGGCGGCGAAGACGACATCCTCACCGCCAAAACCCGCCTCGCCGCCCTCTCCGGCACCGTGGTCACGCTCTCATGGCGCGGCTTGCCCGGCGAATACGAGGGACGTTTGAGCCTCGGCGCATGGGAGGACAAATGGACCGGCGACCACCAGATCGCCACGCTCGTGCAAGCCACCATCGACGCCCATCCCTGCCTCATCGGCCGCACCATCACCGCCGCGCTCAAAACGGGGGCGACCACGATCCACGCCAAAGGCAACCGGCCATGCTGGCCCACATGGACGATCGCCCCCGCCAACGGCGCGAAGACCATCAGCGTCAAGGACGCGCACGGCCACACCCTCGCCATCGCTGGCATGACCGCGATCACCGGCCGCATCACCATCATCACCGACCCCGACAAGCGCGAGCTGCGCGTCAACGGCAACCTCATGGCCCCCACACTCGAATCCGACTACTTCCCCCTATTGCCCGGCCTGAACACGCTCACCCTCACCGGCGCAACCAGCGCCAGCCTCACGTACAGGCCACTCACCCTCATCTAGGAGCACCAATGCGATACATGCTGTTCGACCGCTGGGGCAACCCGCTCGGCGACCTCCCCTATGCCATCAAGGCCATCCGCACCAGAGCCACCGACGCGACCGACACCCTCGACATCACCACCATCGGCGAGATCAACAAGGACGAACGCATCGTGTTCAAGGACTCGATGGGCCGCTGGGCGGAATACCTGTGCCAGTCCACCCAGACCGCCCGCGCCGCAGGCATGCCCGTCACCGTCGCCTACTGCACCGGCAGCATCGCGGAACTCTCGCGCACGTACATCGAGGACAAACGCAACCGCAAGGCGAACGCCAAAGCCTGCCTGACCAAAGCCCTCGAAGGCACCCGGTGGGCGGTCGGCACAGTCGAGACCGGCACCATCACCGGCACGGCGGACCTCGCATTCTACCACTGCACCGTCCTCGACGCCGTCCAGAAGACCGCCGACACCTACGGGCTCGAAGTCCAGACCGAATACCAGCCCGACCCGACCGGCAACCAGATCGGCCGGCGCATCATCCACCTCGTCGAACACCGGGGCTCCACCAACACCACGAAACGCTTCGAATACGGCAAGGACCTCACCCAAATCAAACGCGACATCGACAGCGGCGACGTCATCACCCGCCTCTACGGGTGGGGCAAAGGCATCGAACAAACCAATGACCAAGGCGAGGCCACCGGCGGATACAGCCGCAAGATCAGCTTCGCCGACGTCAACGACGGCAAACCCTACGTCCAAGACGACCAAGCGCTCGCCAACTGGGGCATACCCGGCCCCGACGGCACCAAACACCACAGCGAGGCAAGCGTGGACTTCCCCGACTGCGAAGACCCCAAGGAACTCCTCACCCTCACCAAAAACGCGCTCAAGACCCGCACCACGCCCGTCGTCTCCTACACGGCCGACGTGACCGCCCTCGGACAAGCCGGCCTCAGCGCGGAAGGCACGGACGTCGGCGACGGCGTGCAGATCATCGACACCAGCTTCACCACACCATTGCGCCTCGAAGGCCGCATCCTCCAGATCGAGGAAGACCTGGCCGGCAGCCTCGCCGACACCAAGATCACCCTCGGCAACATCCGGCAATCCTACACGCGGCGCCTCGCCGCCCAACAGCAGGCCTTGGACAAGCTCGTCTCCAACTCCGGCGCATGGAACAGCGCCGCCGGCGGCGCCGGCCCGTACATGAAGGACCTCATCGACCGGATCAACCAGATCATGAACGCCACCGGCGGCTACACGTACCTCAAACCCGGCCAGGGCATCTACGTGTACGACAAGCCCGAAGACCAGAACCCCACCCAATGCATCCACATCGGAGGCGGATACTGGCGCATCGCCAACAGCAAGAAGGCGAACGGAGACTGGGACTTCCGCGCGCTCGCCGACGGCAACGGCATCTACGCCAACGCCATATACACAGGCAAGCTCTCCGATGCCGCCGGCCACAACCAATGGAACCTCGACACCGGAGAACTCGCCACCCGGGGCATGACCGCCACCAGCATCACCGCCGAAGGAACCTTCGCGTGCGGCAGCAAGGACTGGTACGGCATCGAGCTCAACAGCATCGGACAGCTCGCCGGCTACCGCAAGGGCAAGAAGGTCGGCTACATCGACTACTCGGGCGGCATGTACGAGGTATCCAACCCGTCGAAGGTCTACTACGGGCTCCAACTGCAAGGCGGATGCCTGCGCATCAGCACGCCCATCCTGTCCGTCGCCAAGACCACCGACACCCACGTCACCACCACACACGCCTACAACGGCAAACACCACTACATCTCCAAAATCACATCCTCCTCGGACGGCACCATCACCTGGTTCCAATCAACGACCGAGTACATCAACGGATTCTGCATCAACTGAAAGGACACCCATGCCAAGGATCACCAGATACTGGGCGCACGACCCCATCGGCAACAGCGAGGGCATCCTCGCCGGATACGAGCCCGCCGCGCTCAAGGCCGCGCAGGACCGGGGCATCATCTTCATCGCCGAACTCGACGACGGCACCCGACTGCGCGTCGACGCCAGCGACGTCACCGAACCCGAACCAGCCTCGTACACCATCGCCACACCCGACTACGTGGCCAGCCGCGTCACGCTCATCACGGACGCGCTCGACGCCGTCGCCGACATCCTCGACCCCCAGCCGGCACAGACGGCGCTCGCCGCGGCCAATGACGCCGCCGCGGACACCTCCGGAGACGACGCGCGCCGACGCCTGCGCGACGCCATCGCCCGCCTCAACGACCTCACGAAAGGAACAGGGAAATGACCCTCGACGGATTCCGCGACGTCACCGAGACGCCCATCAGTCTCGACTTCTCCAACAGCTGGATCGCCGACATCCGACTCAACGCCGGCGACAGGGACGGACGCACCATCACCGTCGCCATCACCGACAACGGCCAGCCAATCACCTCCACGACCGGCATCAAGAGCGTGGCGCTCGCCTACAACACCGCGCCGGGCGTCGAGGTCGGCGACCGCGTGACCATGAGCCCGGTAAGCGGCGAGGCGACCGCCACATACCGGGCGACGCTGCCCAGGCGGGCGATCGCCAAGCCCGGCGTCATCGCCCTGGGCGTGGAGGTCACCACCGCGGACGGCGCCAAGATCTGCTCCCGCAACTTCAAGGGCGTCGTCGAACGCGCCGTATGGGACGCCGAAAGCACCCAGGGGCAGGACAGCCTCACCCGCCTCGAACAACTCATCGCGGACGGCGACGCCGCCATCATCCGCGTCAACAACGCCATCACCGACGCGAACAACGCGGTCGCGGCCGCCAACCAGGTCATCGCGGACGCGCGCATCACCGGCGGCAACACCACCACCCTCGACCCGAACCAGCCGGCCACGTCCTCGCTGCGCGGCAGCGGCCTGCAGCGCGTCCTCGACCTGTCCATCCCGCGCGGCGCGGGCGTCACCAGCGCCGGCGCCACCACCCTGGACCCCAACAAGCCCGCCACCGCGAGCATGCTGCAGGCCGGAAGCAAGGGCGACTACACGCTGATGGTCGGCGTGCCCCGCGGCAGCAGGATCATCGGCGTGGGCGCGAACACCGTCAACCCCTCCCAGCAGGCGGCCGCCAGCATGTCCACCGACGGCGCGGGCGACAGGAGCCTCATCCTCGACATCCCGCGCGGCGAGCGGATCGCCGGCGTGACCGCCCGCACCCTCGACGCCGGCATGGACGCCACCGTCACCGCCACCCGGGACGCGGCCGGCGACACCACGCTCGCGTTCGGCCTGCCCCGGGGAGCAAAGGGCGACCCCGGCGACCCGGGCACGCCCGCGACCGCGACCACGCTCGGCGTCGTCAAACCCGACGGCACGACCATCACCGCCGACACGGACGGCACCATCAGCGCGTTCACCGCCACAGCGAGCACGCTCATGGGCGAGGGCGGCGCCACCATGGGCGACGCGCTCGAGGTCGCGCCCGGCATCTGGCTGTGCATCATCCGCCAATGGGTCATCACCACCCAGGGCGGCTACTACGACGCGTTCAGCTTCTCCGTCTACGACCGGGCCGGCAGCCGCATCGCGCTCGCCGCCAGCCCCACCGCCGGCACCTATCTGATACTGCCGGTCGCGGGCAACGCCAGGACCAAGGAATACAACTACGACACCCTCATGGGCAAGTGGGTGTGCACCACCACCAACACGTCCGACACCGCCAAACCCGACCCATGCACCCTGCTGCTCAGGGCGAGGGCCTGAGATGGGCGCGCCCGCATGGCTGACCGTCCTCGTCGCGCTCGTCTCCTCCGGCGGGGGCGTGGCCGTCGGATGGCCCCCAAACGTCTCGACCGGCTCGACCGCACCGTGGGATTCCACCACCACACACAGAGAGGATCGCCAATGCGACATCCCATCAGAGAGGAGCCACATGGCTGACGACATCATCACCAGCGTCGTCGCCGGCCTCCTCATCGCCGCCATCAGCGCCATAGCCGCCGGCCTCTGGCACCAACTCAAAAACCTGCGCTCGCAGATCGCCGACGAGGAGACCCGAAGGTCGGAGCATGAGCAGCTGATGGCCGACATGAGGCGCGGCTGCGAACACGAAAAACTCGTAGACGAGGCGCTGCGCACGCTTCTGCTGTGCAAGCTCGAACAGCAGCAGGACACGATGGTGCACGACCACCACGGCGTCGCCGACAATGACTTCAAACTCCGCGCCCAACGTGTCTACGACGCCTATCACGGATTGGGCGGCAACGGCCACGGCACCCAGGTCAACAACGATATCCAGAATGCGCCCATTGCGCCCCGGCTGGGAGGAAAGCCATCATGAGCATCACCATCAACGGCGTCAAGCCCGGCACGGCCACATTGACCATCCGGGCTGACACCCAGTAGGTTGATGCGCCCGTCACCGTGCGGGAGCACCTGTGACGGTGGCTTCCGATGCCGGCCACGATGTTCGGCGTCACCTACGCGGATGCCCATCTGAGCGTCCGCCTCTATAAAACCGACTGACCTAAGTCCCACACCCGTGGGGCTTCTTTTGTAAGGAGAACCATTATGGCAAACACCACCGGCGTGGCCGACCACAAGGCCACCGGCCCGGCGATTCCCGGCCTGACCGTGGAACGCACCAAGGCGATCATCCTGCTCATCGTCCAATTATTCAGCGTCGCGCAGACCGGCCTGAGCATCGCCGGCATCAGCCAGCTCCCGTTCACCACCGATCAGGTGAGCACGGCGATCACCGGCGTCATCGCCGTCATCGCATCCGTGTACGCGTGGTGGCGCAACAACAACCTGACCGGTGCCGCCGTGCAGGGACAGCAGCTCACCAACGCGATCAAAGCCAATATCATCGCCACCGACACCGACGCCACGACCGGGACAGCTCAGGCGGCCTACGCGGTGTCCGACTCCAGGGGAGCCGACGCGACCGCTGACGTGGCACCCATCGAGGAGGTGTCCTATGGCGACGGCGAGTGAAGTCCTGCGCATCGCGGCGGGCGAAATCGGCTATTCCCGTTGGACCGACCCGCAGCCGGGCACGAAGTACGGGCGCTGGTACGCCCAATCCCACGGCTCATACTATGGCGCGTCGGGCGTCCCGTTCTGCGCGATGTTCGTCAGCTGGGTCATGAGCCGTGCCGGCCAAGCGTTCCCGGGACTGCCCGCCGCCTACGTGCCATACGTGCTCAGCGCGGGACGCTCCCGCGCGGTCAGCACGCGCAGCGCCAAACCCGGCGACATCGTGATATTCAACTGGGACGGCGGCGTGGTGGACCACATCGGCTTCGTGGAAGCCAACCACGGCTCGTACATCCAGACCATCGAGGGCAACACCAACAACGGGCGCGTAGCACGCCGCACCCGCGCATGGAACACCATCGCCGCCATCCTGCGCCCCGCCTACAGTGGCAGCGCCACGTCGTCCGGCGGCGGCACCGCATCCAGCGGCGGCACGGGCCGGCTCACGGTAGACGGCTCCTGCGGGCCGGCCACCATCCGCCGCTGGCAGCAGGTCATGGGCACCAGCGTGGACGGCATCATCAGCGGCCAGTACAGGCCGGACGGCCGGACATGGGGCCGACCCGCGCTCGTGGACTCGTGCGTGCGCTACGGTGGCGGCGGCTCCAACCTCATCCGCGCCGTCCAACGCAAGCTCAACCTCACCGCCGACGGACTCCTCGGCCCCGCCACCATCCGTGCCCTGCAGAAACACCTCGGCGTCGCGCAGGACTCGTGGTTCGGACCCGGCACCGCCCGAGCACTCCAAAGCCGCCTCAACACCGGCAGATTCTAAACAAGTAGCGCCACTCGGCTCCATGCATGGAGCCGAGGGGCGCTTCTGCATGCCTGCGTCAGAGGCGGGACTCGAACTCGTCGATCGTCATCTCGAGCGCGTCCGCCACTCTTCTGGCCGTGCCGAGCGCCATGAGCCTCGGCCCCGGCACCGCACGCGCACTCCAAAGCCGCCTCAACACCGGCAGATTCTAAACAAGTAGCGCCACTCGGCTCCATGCATAGGAGTCGAGGGGCGCTTCTGCATGCCTGCGTCAGAGGCGGGACTCGAACTCGTCGATCGTCATCTCGAGCGCGTCCGCCACTCTTCTGGCCGTGCCGAGCGCCATGAGCCTCGGCCCCGTATGGGGCTGGACATGGGCCGATCCGGCCGCGACGACCATCAACGCCGTCGCCCTGACCATCGGCGTCGTCATCGGCGCAAGCACCCTCAAGGCCAAGGCATCCAAGACCGAATAACAAGAAGCCCCCGAACCTACCGCACTCACGGTATGGTTCGGGGGCTTTTCGTCGTATATGGGTCAGGCCATCGCGGGCTGTGCCTGATTGGCGGTCAGGTATGCGGCCAGCGCCTTGCGAATCAGAGCGCTCTTGCCGATGTGCTCTCGTTCGGCCTGTGCCCGCACCCGTGCGTCCATGTCGGGCGTGAGGTATGCCTTGTAGAGCACGTCGGCCTTCCGGCGGGGCTGGTCGGCGAGGGGGCGGCCGGCGAAGATGTCGTCGATGTCATCCATCGTGATCGCCCTTTGCGGGCGGATGGTCTCGCCGATGATGGCGGGGGTGTGCTCGGTGTATTCGTCCGAGAGCTCGTCCCAGTCTGTTTCGTTGCTCATGATGTCCTCCTTGGTGTTTTTAGTCGTCGAACTTGTAGAGCCATTCGCGGCGGCAGTCCATCGCGTGGAACACCTTGCGGGTGCGCTGGGATACCAGCAGCTCCACGGGGCGTTCCCTGAACTCGTCCGGGTATCCGAGGATCGCCATGACCCTGTCGCCGGCGTGTCTCGACTGCACCTCGAACACGGCCACCGGATGCCGGAATATGTAGTCGATCTGTGGTTGTGTGAGCCAGTGCTTGAAGGCTGACGGTTCGCATTCGATCATGCTTATTATGGTACCATAATTTAGTACCATAATCAAGTCGGGGAAACGGAACATCGTGATCCTCCTAGGCGGCGAGGCGTGTGGCTTCCACGGCGGCGCGCAGCCGGTCGTCGGGCATGGCGATGTACCGTTGCGTGGTCTCGACCGAGGCGTGGCCTAGGAGCTTGGAGACGAGCAGCAGGTCTCGTGTGGCGGCGTAGGTCGTGGTCGCGTACCTGTGGCGCAGGCTGTGGGCCGTCCATCCGTGGCCCAAGAGGTCGCTCAGGTGTCGGCCGACGTAGGATGATTCGGCGTGGCCGCTCCACCGGCCGGGGAACAGATAGCCGTGGGCGGAGCGGATCAGCAGGGCGAGGTCGTCGCCGATGGGCACGATGCGTTGCTTGTCGCCCTTGCCTACGACGACGAGGCTCCAGCCCACGAGGTCGCGCATGACGTCGCGGCTGTGCACCTTCGCTATCTCGAAGCGCCTTAAACCGCATTCCGCGCCGAGACGCAGCATGAGCCGTTCGCTGTCCGTGGCCTTGCGCAGTGCGGTGAGTATGACCACGTCCGGGCATGGCCGGGGATGCGGTTCGGGACGCTTGACGGTGGGTAGGAACTCGCTCGGATCGGCCTCGCTGCGGCCGGACGCTTTGAGCCATCGGAAATAGCTGACGCAGGCGTTCTTCGCGCCCTTGCGTGTCTCGGGCTTCCATTCCTTGCCGGCGAAGTGGGCGAGCAGGTCGTCGCCCTCCACGTCCCTCGGGTCGCCACCGAGCGCCCGCGACAGTGCGCTCATCTGGCAGCGCCGCGTGTTGAGCGTGTTGGTGGAGTAGCCCGCCGCCTTCAGTGAGTCGAGCCACAT